ACGCTAGGACCGATACTTTGTTTCAGCGTGGATACAGAGTCAGTCCTAGCGAAATCTCCGAAATTTGACAATAAATGGGTAACCTGTTATACTATGGGTAAGTTAAATAAAAGGTGAAGAAAATGTTAGTTCGTGAATTGATAGAATTGTTGTCGCAGTTGGACGGAGAATCCGAAATATGGGTTTCCCAGAACGGTGGCGAATACGAAGGAGACTTCTCCGGGGAAGTTGAAGTGGTAGACGGTGTTGTGTGGTTTATGGATTGAGGTTACCCAAAGGTTGACAATAAATGGATTTGGGCATATAATACATACATGAACTCAAAAATCGTCCGCAAGCGTAGAACTGATCGTAATCAAGTGATTTATTTTATCCAAGATACTGTAACACTTGAGTACTACATTGGTTTGACCGCACTGTCTTTCAAAGGTAATGTTTTTCGCACACTACGCCGTCGTATGCAAAAGCACATGCAACGGGCTATGACTGAGAACAAAAATTGGGGTCTGTCTCGTGCGTTGCGTGAGCGTGGCGCAGAAAATTTTGTATTCGGTGTTGTTGAAGTTGTGCGTGGCAAGCGTCCTGCACATGAGCGTGAGACACTATTGATTAACACATTGCAACCAGCATTGAACACATTCGGTGTAAAAGGTTGACAATAAATGAGTTTGGGCTTATAATAGAGTCTTAGACAGTCAAACAACGGAGCAAACATGTCAGGTGCATTCTTCTACATTGAATACAAAGATGGTTTAGTCACTGAGATTGAATTCAAGACAGCCCAAATGGCTCGCAAAGCATACAAATTGTATGAAAAAGAACCCGAGGACAATGCTAAGGGTTGGGGTTGGGATACTAAGTATGAGAACCCTACGTTGTCTCAACAAATCCGTGCTAAAAAAGCAAACAAGGAACCAGCATGAACGAACGAATTACATTATTGGCACTGAAGGCAAGTGATCCTAAAACAGGTTGGCTAGATCGTCAAAAGTTCGCCGAGTTGATTGTTCGAGAATATGAAAAACTCTTGCCAGAAATTTGCCCCTGGGTCGATGCCGACAAAGAAGGGCCTATGAAAGGCTGGCATGTTCAGTTTGTGGCACGTAAACATTTCGGAGTTGAAGAATGATGCAAGCTATTACAAATTTGGTTATCGTAATGTTGCCCGTCATCGTGATGGGTCTAGCAATCATCATCAAGGATGGTTTCTAAAATGAAGTACGAACACATTGGTTGGTGCCGAGAAGGCAAGCATGACAAAGTGTGGGGTATCATTTGTCTGGCCAATCATCCGGCATCACATGACACTTTGCACCCTTTCCCAAACTATAGACCTGAACGGAATGACTACTTAACATTTTGGGGCCGTCGTGGTACCAAGTTGCAGACTAAATTATGGAATGGACAAAACTGGGATGCTAAGGAGATGTTTCTAAAGAAACAAAAAAACGGATATGATTCAGTTGACATAGATGAACTGAATGAAGTTTATCCCGAGTTCCAACAAGACTTAGAGAAGACAGCACTTTGGGCTACCCTTAAGTTATGAACTCTGCACAGCGGCGAAAACTTAAACGAGAGTATCCTTATACTATTGAGTTATTTCCGGTTACAGGATGGAAATATTTTGACCATGATGACAACGTAGAAGAAGCACGTAAATGGTGTAATAAAAATATAAAACGGTATAGCGTAGATACATTTTGGGACCATGCTAAATTCAAGTTTATTACAGAAAAGGATGCGGTAATTTTCGCATTGAAATGGTTATGAAAACTAAAGAAGAAATTATTAACAGCATGTGTCTATCATATAGACACGATTATGGTTTGCGAAAAGAACCCGGAGAACCAAATTGGACAGCCGGTATGACTGAGCAGGATGCCAAAATGCTTTACAAAACCATGGAACAGATATATAATAACGATATCGCACCTATCATCAACTACTACGAAGGATTAAAAAATGCACTTAAGCGAAGTTAACAACGCACTAGACCATAAAATTTGTGGCGGAAGTGAGTATGGCTGGAACTGCTGGCCTAATGCACGATTTTTAGATTACGAATCTGAATATGCACACGCCTCTGTGGTGTTTAATAGTGAGACACAGGAAATCTATACAGCCGAGGTCAACGATAAGGCTGACAAATACAAACCTTATCGTTGGTTGAATCCCGATTACAAAAAAGTAATGTACGCCGAAGCAAGACAGCGTAGAATTGAAGCTAATCTAGCTTGGGATGAAGTAATGTGGTGTGACTTAGAAACACCAGAAGATTGGATTGAAAAGGCAAGTGCTATCATGCGTAATGAAGATTTTGATGACCGAGTTCAAATTCCGTTGACACTGGATAAAGATGAATTGTATAAACTCATGGAAATGGCACACGAACATGATGTCACGCTAAATAAGATGGTAGAAATTATTTTGGAAGAAATGATTGCTCGTCATCGTAATGATGACCTAACACGTTAATAGTATATAGGAGATTAACATGAGAAAACTTATTTTAGCATTGGCACTTGTAGTATCAGTGCCCGCATTTGCAATTGATTGTCGCAGGGGTGTTGACCATAAACATCCTGCATGTTATGGATACAGTTATGTAGATCATCGCCACATGAATCATTACCATCGTCCTACTGTTGTATACCGAAATAATGATTGGGTGGGACCAGCTATTGCAGGTGCAATAGGAACCGCAATCATAATTGATGTAATGAACCGTAGACAAGAAACACAAATTGTAGTACAACCTACAGTGGGTCAATCTAATCAAATATGCACGCCGTGGACCGAGACATTGCAATCTGATGGAACGATAACACGGACCCGTACTTGTAATCAATGACAACACTGTTATCAAACACACTTGAATGGATTAAAGAGGATTGGCGTAGTAATCCTCTTAGATGTTTCTTAGAGATATTAGCTTGGTTTTTAAGTATCGGTTGTGCATTTACAATGATGCTTACAGTACCAACTCCACCGTTCTTAATTCTCTATCCACTGTTTATTTTGCAATGTGCTATCTTTGCATGGGCGGCTTGGACACGTAAGAGTTTAGGAATGTTAGCCAACTATTTGTTGTTGGTAACTATTGATAGCGTAGCACTTTTTAGAATGGCAGTAATGTAATGACAAGTTATATATTAGATGTTAAAGAAGCACCCGACGGTGATTTGTATATTGAATTACCAGAAGAAGTATTAAAAGAATCAGGCTTTGAGATTGGTGACACTTTGTTATGGAAAGACATGGGTAATAATTCATTTCAGCTTTCTAAAAAAGAAACTGAATGGGTTATGGTTGAATGTGTTTCAACTTTCCGCGAACGCTATATGGTAGAAGTACCTAAAGGTCACGCAGAGTACGCATTAGACACGGTAACAATGAACGAAGCTAAAGAGTTCAGTCAAGAGTATTTGGGTGAAACTATTGTTAGTCACCGTGTAGTCACTAAAGAAGAAGCATTTAAAATGTGTGACAATGATAATGACTACACCAAATCTTGGGATGATGAAACAAAGGTTAAGAATTTCTTTACAACACTAGCAGATCAAGGGGATGCGTATGGCCACCTCACTTAAGATGGTTAATAGAAAAACTGGTATCACTAAGACAGGGTATGTAGGTTTCAGTTATTCATATTTCTTTTTAGGAATATTCAACTTGGGTTGGATCGTTCCCTTAGTCAGAGGAGAGTTCTTAGTGTCACTGGTGTGTTTAGTGATTCATTTACTTACACTACCACTGTGGATTCTTACTGCATTATTATTTGGTTTGTTCTTCAACAAGTACTACACACTCAATTTGATTGAATCAGGGTACGAATTTGATGACGAAGAAGAATTAGTTAAACGAGCAAAAACTGTATTGGGGGTAGTATGACAACAGAAAATATTATGACAGAAGCAACGACAAAAGATTGGACTGACGCTGAATGGAACAAGTTCCGTGAATGGTTGCATGGTATGCTTAAAGTCAGTGAGGGAACAATTACCTTCACTAAGAAAGATGGAACTGAACGAGTTATGAAATGTACGTTAGTTCCAGAACAACTGCCGCCTGTTGTAGTTAAAGAAGGTGCAGAGTCTAAGCCACGCAAGGAATCTGAAACATCAATCCGTGTATACGATACTGAGATTAAAGACTGGAGAAGTTTTACTATTAGGTCAGTAAAACACCTTTGTTTTGAAATTTGACAATAAATACAACTCATGCTATACTATGGGTTATGAAAAGAGAAATACTATCCTTCACTGTTAAAGAGCCCAAACACAGGGCCCACAGAGTGTTGTTTCAAAACGACACTCCATTCAAACCTAAGGTTGTGCAATCTAAGGCACAATACCGTCGTAAAGACAAGCACCCACAACGTAGTGAAATTTGACAATAAATCCAATTTCTGTTACAATACATGTATTGAAACGATAAGGAATTGGAAGTATGAAATTCACTTTGATTACAGGTAACGGGAAAGTATTCACTTTCTACATTAAGGCTGTAGCTGAAACGTTTCAACAGGCATACGGTGGAACTCTGTTCACCGATTCTATTCTTACAAAGGAAAATCAAAATGCAACTCTCTCTTAAACAAACCGCACTACTTAACGTGGCCAAACTGGTCGGTGTAGCTGTACTTGCTGGTAGCGTAACCAGCGTCCTATTGATGGCTGTGCCCTTGCCCTACATTGGCATCGGAGTCTGTGTGATAGTGTTACTCTACCTGATCCATATGCTCTATGAGCTAGAACTGAGCAAGGCCGAGCACCGAGAAGCCTTGAAGGAACTTGCAAAATTCAAGAATTGACAATAAATGGGTTTGGTGCTATAATAGAATCTTAGACAGTAAAGAAAAGGAAACGAAATGGCAAACTACTCAATGTACAC